GCGCCCGCGAGGCGTCGACGAAGGAACGCAAGTTGGAGAAGCACGAGCTGTGCCCTCTCTGCGGCGGTCCCGACGTCAACGGCCGTTGCAAGTGCATCGAGACCCTCGCCAAGAACGCGCAGCTCGGCTACGGCCCCGGCGCGTCGATGGGCGCCTCGGGCGGTGGCGGAACGCAGCCGATGGCGATGGCCGAGCTGTGCAAGAACTGCGGCAAGGCACACGACATGGGCAAGTGCGACATGGACGACGTGCGCCCCGGCAAGGATCTCGCGAAGAAGACCCCCGAGGGGATTTCCGAGAAGACGATGCACAAGCTCAAGGACGAGTACGGTCACGACAAGGAAGGCAAGTCGAAGGCCTACGCCACCGCGAACGCAATCGCGAACGGCACCGTCAACCACAAGGCCGAGATGAAGACCACTCCGCATCTCGATGACGTGAAGCCGGGTCTGGCGAAGATGGGCATGCCGACGTCGAGCGCCGCTGCGCTCGCGCCGAAGAAGCCCGCGCCCACCACTCCGATCCACCAGGCCAACCAAGAGCTGGGCAGCATGACTTCGCTCGCTCACAGCCCCACGGCGATGCCTGGCACGGCGCCGAAGAAGCCCATCGCCCACATGGGTCGTACCGGTGGCAGCGGTTTTTCGATGACCGCTGGCGGCGCGAACACGCCGCGCGCGAGCGTCTCGGGCTCGATCCCGAACGCGAAGGCCGAGCTGAACCCCGGCAGCGCCTCGAAGTACGGCACGGGCGGCCCGGGTCACGCGACCCAGGCGAACATGCCCTCAGCCCTCAAGGCAGTCGCGGCTCCCGTGGCGAAGGGCGAGAACGCCATGGTCTACCCGAAGGTCGCAGCCGAGAAGGCCGTCGACGGCGCCAAGGCCCCGAAGAAGGGCAAGGACGCCACCCCGGACAAGCAGGGCTCGGGCGGCGAGATCAAGGCCGGCAAGGGTCTCTCGAAGGCGGCTCCCGCGATGGCGAAGGCTCCCGCAGGTAAGGGCGTCCCCGGCAAGCAGCCGGTGGGCCAGGGCGGCGGAGACGCGCACAAGCTTCCCGCAGCTGCTTCCGCAGCGAAGCCCGGCGCTCAGAAGCCGGCCGCGAAGCCCGCAGTCGGTTCCCTGAAGACCGCAGGCGCGGCCGAGGCCGGTCGCCTGAAGGGCAACGCCAACGTGCAGCGTCTGCGTGGCGATCTGGCGAACGTCCAGGCTCAGAAGGACAAGGCCCAGGGCATCGACCTCGCGTCGCTCGCCTCGGGTGCGAAGGCTCATGCTGGCTCGGTCGACGTCGACGTCTCCGACTTCGACAAGGGCCCGGCCAACGCGACCCTGGGCCAGCGCCTGAAGGCGAACCCGGCCGCCGCTGCCCCCGCGGGCGGTGGCGCCGATGCCCTCAGCGGCGCGCGCGACAAGATGAACCTCGCAGCGGCCAGCAAGCAGAAGGGCGGCGTGGGATTCCTCCGCGGCCTGTTCTCGATGTTCCACTCGCCGAAGGCTCAGGCTCCGGCCCCGGGCGCGCCGCAGCAGCAGGGCAGCCTCACCAGCAAGCGCTTCCACGGCGCAACGGCGCTCCAGCGCGGCGAGATGGACATGCGGAAGGCCGCCCTGTCCCTCACCAAGAAGGACCTGGAGGCCGACGAGCTGGACAAGGGTCTCATGTCCGCAAACCACAACCGCAGGATGCTCTCGGTGACCCCGAAGCGCCGCGGCAAGAAAAATCGTTAACCCTCGCAAAGACACAATCTTTCCTTACGGAGATCGACCAAAATGTCTCAGAACTTCCCCACCGACGCTGGCGTACTGATCACCCCGGGTGCGTACGCGCGCTACAACGTCGTCCAGCAGAACACTGGCATCGCCACCACGGGCATCATCATGCTCGTCGGTGAGGCGGACGCTGGCCCGGACTTCACCCAGGAAGCGGACCTCGCGTCCACTGTCTTCGGGCCCGGCCAGATCGGCGATGTCAAGGCGAAGTACAAGACCGGTCGACTGGTCGATGCGTTCAACTCGGGCGCGGTCCCGGCGAACGACCCCCAGATCCAGGGCGCGCCCGCGGGCTTCATCCTGGTGAAGACCAACCCGTCTCGCAAGGCCTCGGCCGTTCTCTCGAACTTCGGCAACACCGCCTACGCCACGCTCCAGGATCGCAGCTGGGGCAAGGCCGGCAACCAGATCTCGTACGAGGTCACGGCGAAGACCGCCGAGTCCGGCCCGACCACGGGATCGTTCGCGTTCGCCCTCGCCATCGCGACCACCGACATCTCGGTGCGCGTGAACGGCGGAGCTACGCAGACGCTGACGATCGCCGCAGCTGAAACCCCGACGACCTTCGCCTCGGCCCTCGGTGGCCTCACTGGCGTCGACACCTCGGGCGGCGCCGCGATCGCCATGCTCACGGGCACCACGGGTACCATCGCAGCGACGGTCATCACCGGCAAGAAGGTTCAGTTCGACCGCTCGGTCGCCTGGGACCACCTCCCGGCCGTCGGTGACACCCTCTACGTCGCGTCCACGGCAGGCATCGCTGTCGTGAGCGCCACGAACGGCGGCTCGTACATCGTGTACGCTGTCCCCACCGACAAGCAGATCCTGGCCGAGAAGGTCCTCGACATCACCGGCACGCCGGGTCAGAACACGACGCCCCTCGGCGCGACCGCGACTGCGATCGTCGGAACCAGCGACGTCGTCGGCTACGGCGCCATCACGGCGACGCTCATCGAGACCCTCGACCCCATCGACGGCTACGGCAAGAACCTCCAGATCAACGAGCTGGAAACCGGAACCGACCTTCTCTCGGCGCTCTGCCACGTCAACGGCACCAGCGGTGCCGAGGTGGTCGACTGGATCTCGAACGACGAGGCTCCCCACCTCATCGTCTCGGACGCCGAGTACGTGGCGACGCTGACTGAGGCGCGCGCGAGCGACAACGTCACCAATGACATCACCGCTGGCGGCGCCATTGCTCTCAAGCTCGGTTACCTGGGCACCACGGCCACGGCCACCATCGACGGTACCAGCATCACGCTCACCGTGGCCGGTGGCGACAGCGCATCACTGAGCCCGATCGTGGTGACCCTGGCCGATTGGCCGGCAATCGCCGACCTCGCGGCCTACATCAACTCGCTCGGCGGCTTCACGTGCGCGGCCGGCTCGGCCGTCCTCGGCTCGCAGCCGTCGACCGCTCTCGACCAGGGAGTGTTCGGCATCTGCTCGACCTTCGACGGTCTGACCCCGGGTCGCATCAAGATGGACGCGTACAAGTTCTTCACCTCGGTGCGGGACAACGCGTTCCTCACGGAGCTGGCGGCGCAGGCGACCTCGGGTCTCCCGCAGCCGACCACGGGCGTGTCGTTCCTCTCGGGCGGCGCGAAGGGCGCAACCTCGGACGCCAACATCGCGGCGGCCTTCGACGCGCTCAAGATGGTTCGTGGCAACTTCCTCGTCCCGCTGTTCTCGCGTGACGCAACGGCCGACGTCGCCGACGGTCTGACCGAGACCGCGTCGGCCTACACGATCGAGGCTGTGAACTCGAACGCGCGTGCACACGTCCTCCAGATGTCGACGCTGAAGAAGCGCCGCAACCGCCAGGCCTTCCTGTCGTTCCGCGGCGCCCTCACGGACGTCAAGTCCGCCTCGGGCGAGCTGGCCTCGTTCCGCTGCTCGCTCGCGTTCCAGGACGTGCGTGATCGCTCGGTCGCCGGCTCGGTGGCTCAGTTCCAGCCCTGGATGAACGCGGTCAAGGCCGCGGGCATGCAGGCGGCGGGCTTCTACCGCGCCATCTTCAACAAGGGCATCGCGATCTCGGGCGCTCTCCAGGCGGCCGGGGACTTCAACGACCAGGACGACGACGCCGTCGAGCTGGCGCTGGAGGCGGGTCTGCTCATCGTCGCTCGTCCCCCGACGGGTGGCTTCAAGTACGTGTCCGACCAGACCACGTACGGCCGCGACAACAACTTCGTGTACAACAGCATCCAGGCTGTGTACGTCGCGGACATCATCTCGCTGACCACGGCGCAGATCATGGAGCAGGCGTTCGTCGGCCAGTCGCTGGCGGACGTGAGCGCGGCGCAGGCCCTCTCGGTCCTCGACGCGATCATGGACAACATGCGCCGCCTGAAGCTCATCGCTTTCAGCGACGACGCGCCGAAGGGTTACAAGAACCCCATCATCAAGATCAACGGTCCCGCGATGGTGGTGAGCGCCGAGGTGAAGGCCGCGACCGCGCTGTACTTCATCCCGATCACCTTCTCCATCACGCAGATCCAGCAGTCGGCGTAAGCCCCAACCCAATCTTCACTTAAAGGAACGCAATGGCCGCCACCAAGCAAACCGCCCCGAAGGTCATGTCGGGCGCCCGCGCCAAGCTGAACGTCTTCAACCCGAATGACGGTACCAGCCACGTCGTGGGTCTGTTCAACAACGTGAGCTACAACATGACGTACGAGACGCAGCCGGCATACGTGCTGGGTCGTTTCGGCGCCGCGGAAGTGGACTTCACGTCGATGGACCTCATCTCGATCACGTGCTCGGGCTTCCGAGTCATCGAGCACGGCCCCTGGGTCGAGACCGGTCTGCCGAAGCTGCAAGAGCTGCTCCTGAGCGAGTACCTCACGCTGGACATCTACGACCGCCAGCGCCAGGCTCTCGGTCTGCCGGACTCGATCGCGCACTTCAAGAACGTGCGCTGCACCGGCTTCTCGACGACCATCTCGGCTCGCAACCTCGAAGAGATCACGGTCACCTTCGTCGCGCTCGGCATGGACGACGAGTCGGCCGCCAACAGCGAGCACGTCACCGCCGCCGACCTCCCCGCGATCACGTAAGCCCGGGTCCTCCCTCCTTTCTCCCCGGCTGCTGGACTGGCCCGCCTCTCCCCCGAGGCGGGCCTTTCTTTTTGGGGCTTGACTCCCGGCGTAGATTCAGTAGAATGGTTCCTGTTGGACATCCTGCTGCACATCCTCGTCACCATCGCCCTGATTCCCGGGTCGCTGCTCTTCGTTGCAGTGCTGGTGTGGCGCTCTGCGCGGGCCGCCACGGGCTTCCGGAAGCCTCCCCTGCCCCTCAGGTCGTCCACTGGATCGATCGTTTGTACGGAGGCTGATTGGCACCGGCACATGCGTGCCCAATACCCCTATCATTACGCGGCTTTCGAGTCGTTTCCGCTGCTTCTGCGCCGGCTGGGGCGCCTCGCTGTCCGCGCTGTCAGCCTCAGGACGGTCCGGGACTCGATCTTGACCGGCGCCTTCCGGACCTTTGCGAGCTGGGTGGAGTTCAACTGGGACGACGTCCAAGACCTCCACCTGATGGAGGGCGAGGAGGGCCCCCGCGCGCAGCACAACGTCCGGATGGCTGAGATCCGGTGCCTCTACCTCTGGTGGCAGGAAGTGCGCCCGGCCCGCGTCCGCCGGCACGACGAGTCGCCCCTTGACCACCGGGAGCGGGATGTGCTAGACTCGGAACTCGATGACCAAATTCACCTCGCCCGGCTCGCCAACGTTTGGAGGGACCTCACATGAGTAAGCGGTACCACGACGACTTCCCCGCAGCACCCACGTCTCTGATTGCAGGCATCGCGGCTGCCTGCGTGATTCCGACCATCATCGCGGCGCGAGTGGGGGAGGACGGGTCGGTGTACCTCGACATCTTCGAGAACGACGACTACCAGCTCGACCTCGACAGCCTGAACGAGATCGCCGACTTCTTCGAGGTCGAAGGCGACGAGGTCTTCGTCGAGCCGGGTCCGGAGTTGGACACCATCACGGTTAGCGTCTCCTCCTCGTGCTACGACTTCAGCCCGCAGTTCGTCGAGCCCCGCGCTCCGCTTCCGGGCGAAGAGGACTCGGAAGAAAGCGTGGAGGCCAGTGTATCGCTTGCACTCTCCCGGAGAATTTAACGTGAAGGCGATCCCCTGTGCCGTCGAGGGCTGTGGCGGCCTGGCGGTCCCTACGCAGAAGGACGGGCGCTTCTACCTTCACCGCGGCAACGTGTTCATCAACGTGCCGCCGAGCTTCGTCATCCCGAAGTGCAACCGCTGCGGGATGGACATGTTCACGGACGAGCTGGGCAAGGTCCTGATTCAGGTGCTGGAGGTCGAGTACCAGCAACACGCGGACCTCATCAAGACCATCGTCACCAAGCACGCGAAGGCGCACTGATGTCCCAGAGAATCGTGACCAAGGATGGTGTGATCGTGGTCCCCGGAGGGTCCTGGCAACACCCGAACGTCCGCAAGGAACACGACCCGAGCCTCAAGGCTGAGGACACTCCGAGCGCGATCGTGCAGGAGTGGCACAAGCCCATCACCTTCGAGGGCCTGATGGAGACCATCGAGAAGGAGCCGCTCCTGAAGATGATCCTCGACGCCCGCGTGGCGGCGTTCGCGCGCATGCCGATTCTCAAGTACTCGGGATACCAGATCGAGTACAAGGTCCCCGAGCCCATCGAGTACACGTGCAAGGGCTTCATGATCTACGAGAGTCTCGACATCATCGCCGGGCCGACGCACGACGACGCGGCCAAGTACGAGCGCGACCTGTTCTGGCAGCAGTGGCGCGCGGCGCAAGCGAAAGCCGGCGAGGGCATGTGGCGGACGCCCATTTTCATGGCCGAGTCGGAGATGGACTGGGACTCGGAAGAGGAAGACACGGACCCAGGGATTGGCCCCGCCGTCGAGCCCGCCCCGGCCGACCCGATCGTGTGCGGCTCGGGCCCCTATCAGACTCCGACGTTCGACATCGACGGGATTGTGAAGTCCGACGTCTGCTACCTCTGCGGCACGGGACGCGGCATCGTCCACTTCAACCGGTCGCTCACGGACACCTTGATCGCTTGCGTCCACTGCATCGAGGTGCACCTGGGCTGGAAGCTCAACCGTGACGGCACCCTGACCCGCGTAGAGCCCGATCTGTAGGCCTTTTGTCCCGAACGGGCCCCCAATCTTTGGGATATGCCCAATCCAGCGCTCATCGAAATCTATGAGGACCGGATCTCGCGCCTTGAAGAGGGCGTGACGGACTGCAAAGTCGACCTGGGCATCGTCAAGACCCAGATCTCGGACGGCGTGAAGATGCTGTCGGAGAAGCTCGACGCCGTCGCCCTCTTGTCGGAGCGCGTGGCCGTGCTGGAGGTCAAGGGTCAGCTCGCGCAGCAGCTCAAGATTCAGGAAGAGGAGATCCACGCGAAGTCGGCCGCGCGCCGCTCGTTCCGCTGGAAGCTCGTGACCGGCGCCATCACTGCCACCATGGCTGTCATCGGCCTGCTGCTGAAAATCGCCTTCGGCGGGTAAGCTGTGAGCAAGCACGCCAAGAAGAAGTTCAACCTTCTGGGGCACATGGCTTCCCAGAAGTTCGCGGGGCTCATCATCTGCGTCCTCGTGCTGGGCATCGTTGCGTTCTTCATGGCCCCGGGGAACTTCGGCAACCTCGCGCTCGCGATCACGGGCCTCTACACGGCGTTCGTCGGAGGTCGCGCTTGGAGCGATGGTCAGTCGCTGAAGTTCGGCGGTGGCGTGGGCCAGGGAGACCGTGAAGAGGTCAGCGTCGTGCGCCGCGTGGCGGTGCAGCAGCAGAGCGAGTCCGAGACCGAGGTCGCAGAGAAGGAGATCGACTGATGTTCAAGTGGATCAAGCGCATTCGTTTCACCCAGCCACCGACCCCGAAGACGAAGGTCATCGAGCTGGAGATCGGTGGCCCCATCGGCAGGTTCATGTGGAACCACAACTGGGGCGCGATGACCGTGCCCTGGCCGTTCATCACGACGATCTTCTACTGGTCGGTGGACTCGCAGCCCGACGGTGCGGTGAACCAGTTTATCCGCGTGCACGAGTTCGTGCACGTGAAGCAGAACGAGCCCGACCTCTTCTTCGGCGTGAGCTGGGTCCGCTACGCGTGGGCGTCGATCTGCCACTTCTCGTTCAAGACTTGGCGCACGGACGGGTTCTCCGCGGCCTGCCTGGAAGCCTACCGCGCGAACGAGTTCGAGGTGGCTGCGTACGCGGTCGAGGACTTGGCGGAGAAGAACGGACTTCCCGATTGGGCGAAGTAATCTAAGAGCCTAGGAGGAACGAGATGAGTCTCAAGCACACACTGGCCAACGGTCACCAGATCGTGTTCGGCCGCAAGCGCCCCGCCGCCGGTCACGGCATGAAGCTGAAGCTCTCGACCTACCTGAACGGTCAGCTGCCGGCAGCTCCTGCCAGCGCCGACTACAGCCCGAAGGCCGCCGCGCTCTCGAACGTGTACTTGAACGACCAGCTCGGCGACTGCGTCGTCGCTGGCGGATACCACGTCGAGGGTGTCGCCACCGGGAACGCCGGGAACCCCTTCACCGCCTCCAGCGCGCAGCTCATCAAGGACTACAGCGCCATCGGCGGGTACGTTCCCGGCGACCCGTCCACCGATCAGGGCTGCGACGAGCCCACCGCTCTCGACTACTGGAAGAAGAACGGCTTCGCCAACGGGACGAAGCTTCTCGGCTGGCTTGCCGTCGACCCCTCGAACGTTGCCGAGCTGATGTCGGCGGTGTTCCTCTTCGAGAACCTCTACTTCGGCGTCGAGCTTCCCGACGCGTGGGTCAATCCCTTCCCGGCCGGCAACGGCTTCACCTGGGGCGTTGCTGGCGCAGCGGACCCGCAGAACGGCCACTGCTTCATCGGCTACGGCTACGACTCCAACGGCGTCAAGATCGACACTTGGGGCATGCTGGGCACGCTCACGTGGGCGGCTCTGGCGAAGTACTGCGCGACCGCCGTGGGCGGCGCCGTGTACGTCCTGCTGACGCCTGACATGCTCGCCAAGGGGCAGACCAAGGCTCCGAACGGCGTCGACTGGGCCGCGCTCATCGCGGACTTCAACAGCATCGGCGGCAACGTCCCGGTCCCCGCGCCGACCCCCACCCCGCCCCCGGCACCAACCCCTCCGCCGCCACCCGTGCCCCCGGTGCCTCTTCCACCGGCTCCAACTCCTCCTCCAGCGCCTGTACCGCCTCCTCCAACGCCTGTGGCACCGCCTGTAACGCTTGCCGAGGCCGAGGCCTGGATCACCGCGGCTTTCGGTCACTTGACCGTGACGAGGATGACCCCGAAAGAGGCGGCCTTCGTCGCTCGCCACGCGCTTTCGAATCGCTGGCCGAAGAAGTAGTTGATTCGGGCCTGAGCCCGTGGTAGAATTCGCGCCATGTCCGTCGACAACTACCGCAACAAGATCAAGCACGCTGCCTGGACGTGGCGCGAGGAGAAGGTCTCCCGCTACCACCTCCCGGCGCGCCGCAAGGATCGCAAGTCCGGTCGCAACGACAAGCGCGCCGCGCGCTCGCTCGACCGCAAAGAGCTGGACGACGAGAAGATTCCGTAGTAGTGTGAGGACAAAGTCGCCGTTGGATCTCAAAAATCGGACGGCACGCTGACGGGTCCTTAATCCCTCAACCCTCGGGCCAAAGGACGTCGACCTGTTGGAGGTCCTTGTAGAGAAAGGCTGACCTGCGTCCCAATCTTCTGTGAGATCCCGATGAAGTTCCACCGCTTGCTATCCCTGTCTCTGTTGCTGCTCGCGTAAGCGAGAACAACAAACCTGCGCCTCAGGCGCTCAGACATAGGCGATCGTGGCGGAACTGGTAGACGCTGGAGGTTGAGAGCCTCCTGGCCGAAAGGCCGTGCAGGTTCGAGCCCTGTCGATCGCACTCTCGCCCGGGTATCCCAATCAGCAGAGGACGCCGCCTCAGAAGCGGTGCGTTGTGGGTGCAAGTCCCACCCCGGGTACAGCACGCCCTTGTAGTTCAATAGGTCGAGACGCTTCTCTCAAAAAGAAGAGCTGAGGGTTCGAATCCCTCCGAGGGCACGATTCAGTAGAAATTCAGGTGGACACTATCGAGTGGGCGACCGGACTCTTCGAAGGCGAGGGGACGTTTCTCGTGAGCCGAACAAGGTTCAAGGGCAAGGAGTATCCGTATGCGGTGGCGGCCCTCAAGATGACCGACGAGGACATCGTCCGCAGGTTCGCTGCGGTGATGGTGGTTGGGCAGGTCTCGTTCATCAAGAGGGCCAAGCCGCACCACAAGGACCAGTGGCGGTGGCGATGTCACGGACGAAAGCCGATGCAGCAGGTTTTCGATCGCATGAAATCGATGCTGGGACCAAGAAGGATCGCGCAGGCTCAGAAAGTTCTTGCATCGGCTCTCTAGATTCAGTAGAACTATTTCACCAGACACAATCTTTTGAGAACTCTGATGAACGCGCTGACCACATACACCACGACGACCCGAACCGGCATTACGACCGGTGGCCGGACGGTCGTGTATCCGCGCCATCAACACCAGCGCCCACGACTGGGTGCGTTCGACCGCTTTGATCCCATCGGGATCATCTAAGCGCAAAAAGCCGGGAAGCCCGGCACAGATCGAACGGCACCCTAGCTCAGCCCGGTAGAGCGCTGCCCTGAAAAGGCAGGCGTCCCAGGTTCAAATCCTGGGGGTGCCACCGCACTTTATCCCGCTGAAAGCTTCTGGTGGAGCTACGCCGCTGTCTACGGCGAGTTGACGAGTTCGATTCTCGCCAGCGGGGCATAGGATCTCCACCCCAGTCGATCACCTGGGCGTAGGATATTGGGTATCTCCCGGCCCCGGAAGCCGGTTAAGCAGGTTCGATTCCTGCCGCCCAGACTCATGGTGGCCGTAGTGTAGTGGCCCTGCACGTCGTGCTGTGAACACGGAAGTACCGGATCGAAACCGGTCAGTCACCCCGCTTCTTTGAAAACTAAATAGTCGACCATGAGAATTCTTCGGGGCATTAGACCGCTATGGAGACGGGCCTGGTTGTAACCCAGGCGTCTAGGCCAACTAGGTTCGATTCCTGGATGCCCCACCCTACGGGTGATCGTGCTCTTCACGATGACAGTTTGAACAAAGGAGAACGCACTTCCGAGCCTCAGCCAACATCTTGTCCCAGCCGCGAATCGCGGAGACCTCGACGTCTTTGTCACCCAGGTGATGGAAGTCTAGGGCCGCGACGGACCGATCGTACCCACAGCGGGAACACCCACCTCCGAACATCTCGACGAGCTTGACCTTCCTCTCCCGCAGTCGCCTACACTTCTCGCTGTTGTGACACTTTCTACACTGGGATCCTCGACCGTCACGCGTGTGGGGGTGGAGGTTGAAGTCAACCAGTTCCTTTTCTTCTCGACAGATAGTGCAGGTCTTCACCTTAAAACTCTACTGAATTTTAAAAATGCCGATCTCGTTCAACGGTAGGACGACTGCCCAGTAAGCAGTTCATGAGGGTTCAATTCCTTCGTTCGGCTCCCGATGCTACTCTCGTTCAACGGCAGGACATCCCCTTCGTACGGTGAAAAAGAGGGTTCAATTCCTTCGAGTAGCTCCGATCCCTTGTCGTCTAACCGGCAGGACAGCGGTCTCTGAAGCCGTGAACGTACGTTCGAACCGTACCGAGGGAACCACACGCGATTCGTCCAATGGCAGGGCTGCCGCCCGATTAGCGGCCTACGAGTGTTCGATTCACTCATCGCGTACCACATCGCTGTCGGTCAACTGGACAGACCACCTCGCTACGAACGAGGAACAGTGGAGGTTCGAATCCTCTCAGCGGTACGAGTGCCGTGGCCCCGAGGCTGAAATCGGGGCACTGATCCCCTGTCGTCTAACGGCAGGACGACGGGCTTTGAACCCGTCTATGGTGGTTCGAGTCCATCCGGGGGAACAACACATGGTCTTCACCTGAAGCCGGCGGCGCCGGGCTGGATGGGCAACTCCTTCTCCCGGATCCCATCGCCCGCGCCGCCGGCCGTTTCGTAGCTTACACTTTCGTGACCCCGGAAGTCCTTGCCTTTCCGGAAAAGATTCAGTAGAATTAAGACTGGAGGTTACGAATGAAAGCTGCTCTGGTCGCCATCCTCACGCTCCTCGCCATCCCCGCCTTTGCTGCTGAGCCCGCGCCCACACAGCCACCGCCGTTCGTACCGAACGACGCGCCCGCCGCTCCTACCCAGCCGGCCGAGGCCGCCCCAGCCCCCGACATGGATTCGATCCTCCGCAGCCTCCTCGGCGACGACGACGACAAGAAGGGA